TAGCAGTTAAAATAATTAGTGCTGACCAGTATAGCACAAGGAAAGAATAAATTAAATATAGGAATTTCATTGACTCCTAATATTCCTTATTTTTTATTTTTCAATAATTCTTTTGCTAATTCGCAATAATGGATAATCTTATTCCATTTTTCGGTAGGGTCTTCTCCAGCTTTATTTCGGAGTGCGTATTTTATTATATTGCCCTGTATAAAATCAAGATTATTTTTAACTATAAACTCGATAGGCTGTATCTTATACTCCTTATAGTGATTGCCACCTATTTGCTTATCAATGGCTCTCTGTGTGGCTGTATGGGGCTTTAAAGTAGCTTTCCTATCCATTTTCCCGACTTATCTTTAATAAAAGGCTCGATAATAGGAAGTCCATTTTTTATAACAGAACAACCAATTAATGGTCTAGCTTTTTGAACTTTGTTATATCTAAAGGCAAGGGATTTATTATCTATCATGCAACCCACTTGTAAGCCATAATATAAGCCTAAACTGTTGCCATACCATCTACAACCCATTGAACTGTGATAGTGTCCTTGAACACAACTCATTCCCATACTTTGTGCTAATTTTAATACATCAGCAGTTTTACCATGACAAAAATAAACTTTACCAAGTGGTGTATCTATTGTTAAATCATCATGCCATTTCCAACCTTTTCCTACTTGTAAAAATTCATTGTAATTTCTTAAATATGCTTTTGGTATTCCATGCTTTAATGCTTTTCTATAAACTAAACTTCCGTGATTAGAGTCCATCAAATCCATTTGTGGAAATAATTTTTCTAATTTATGGACAGTAGGTAAAGATATTTTTAATTCATCTCCAGCACTAGGTAAGTCAGGGTCACTATCGTGAAATGATAATGCGTGTTTATCTAATTCATCTCCAATATGAATTACTTTATCAAATGAATATTTTTTCTTTAAAAGTTGTAAGTAAGGTATTAATTCAGGTACATGATAAGGTATATGTGTATCGCTGATAATCAGAACTGATTTATAACTCATACAAGTATGTGTTGTATATTATTTAGATAAAAAGTAAAGCACCTGTGCTAAAAATATAACAGCTACTGCACCAATGCCATATATGATCTTATCACTTAGGCTATCAAACTTATTATCTAACTTTTGATCTATCTTCTCTATGTCCTCGTGCATATGAGCAAGATGGTTATTCTTAATTGTTGAAATATCTTTTTTTAATCCTGTAACATGACCATACAACGATACGATATGTTCGCCAGTTGTTTTAGGTCTTTTACTCATTAGCTTTGATCTACTTTCTCTAGGATTAATTCAAATCCAGCACTAACTGATGATGTTGCACTAGCTTTAGCAACTAATTCTAAATCTGTTTTTTCTGAAAATTTAATAGGCACTAAATAGTTCTTTTCTACAAATCCACCTCTTGTAGTTATAAATGCTTTTGTATTCCAAGCATTACCATTATCTATTTCTTTAGAAATAAATCTAATTTCATTTTCTAAATCTTTAGAACTACCTAAATCTATCTGCATTAAGTAAGCATTATATTTTCTTGGAATAGTATAAACACACATTAAGGTTTGGCCATAACCAGCACGAATTTGAGCAACTGTTGTAGATGATACTGTTATTGTGATTGTTCCTACATTTGTATTACCAGTATTTGCAGAAACCATTATTGCTCTAAACACTCTGATAAAAGATACTGTTCCAGCACTTCCACCAATAGTTAAAGTTTCTTCTGCTAGATCATAATTAGAATCTAAACCAAATATTTTAACTGTTCCTGTATTATCTGAGGCTGTATCTGAAGAAGTTGCAGTAGCAGTACCAGATGAAGATGGATAAGTGTAAGTGTTGTTTCCATCCCATACTGTTTCAAAATCTCCACTTCCTACAGCAGTATTTAAACCAAATTTATGTACTCCACTAAAATTACCAACATTACCTCTTTGAATAGATAATCCTATTGGTGCAAATGTATTATCAAATAAACTCATTTTTTAACCTTTTTCTTTTTCATTTCTTTTTTTTTCTTTTCTTCTTAACTGCTCTTGCTACTGATAATGCGATAGCAACAGCTTGTTTTCTTTTTTTACCAGCTTTTAATTCTTGCTTAATATTCTTAGCAATAGATTTAGCTGAATAACCTTTAACTAAAGGCATTACTTCTTCTTCTTCTTTTTACTCATCATTTTAGATTTCTTTTTAGCTGGTCTTCCTTTTTTAGACCCATAAGTTCCTTTTCCCATTGGTGTCATAATATTCTCCTATTAGTTAGTTATTTTTCCACCTGACCACTTTGCATCAGGTAATCCATTTGTATATGATTTTCCATCAAATGTTAATACCTGTTTTCTATTACTTCCATCTTTGTATGAAACATGAATCCAACCACTATTTTGTTCTCCTGTGTAGTACTCTAAAATTAGTTGGTCAAAATCTACATTGTTTTGAATCCATAAAGCTACTTCAAGATTAGAAACTCCTAAGACTTCCATATCACAAGCCTGTCCTAAACAATGCTGTGATGTTGCTTTTGAGCCTATTGCCTCTGATAGTTCTGGGCTACGATAACCAGATGTGATTGTGATTGGTTTTTCAAACTTTGCTCTAACAGGCTCTAATACTTCATAACAAAGATCGCCTAAGTTTTTAATCTCTCCAGCACCAGCTTTGTTTTTAATACCTTTTCTTGTAGCTGTTTGGCTTTTTTCAAATTCTTCTAAAGTAAAATGTTTAGATAGTTGCATAGGAATTACCTTGCAGTTGCTGGGGTATTATTTGTTCCGACTAGAGGGGATTCAGCAAATGCCATTGTAATATATGTAACTCCAGAACTATTATATTGTGAGCCTCTAAATTTTACTCCATTACTAAGAAAATCTATTGTTGAATATGTTTGCTCAGCATTTGAAGTGTTAGTTTCTAATATTTTAGTTACAGCATTATATGTACTTCTTTTATTATCATAGATATTCCAGTTTGTTGTATCTCCAGCACTTGCTTTAGTAATAAAAAAAGCTGGTTTAAACCCTGTATAAATAAATGTTCCATCTGTACTTCCATTACCTGTGTAACTGCCAAACTTACTAAATCCTTTTTTCTCTGCGAAGCAGTAGGCAATCATAGAATCTCCACTAGCATTTACTCCACCATGAGAACCTACAGAAAATACTGATGATGTTGGAGATGTTGTATTCCATGCACCTGTAGAGGCTGGTGCTGAATCAGTTGTGTTTAAATATAGTTCAGTATTGTTTCCTAAAGATTTATGATACATATACCAATAAACTGTTCCATCTGTTCTATCTTTTAAAATCATACAAGCTGGTGTAACACCTAACCCATGACCTACAGTTCCTGCTGAACCTGTTCCTGTATAAGACACAATACTAAATCCACTTGTAGTATTTGCTGAAACTGTTGAGGTTATACTTCCATCAGTATTACTAGCTGTTGTGTTTGAGGCTAACCAGTTCCATGAACAATAAGTTTCACCACTTCTATTATATGCAATATTAACACCTTCTTTAACAGAAAAACCATCTGTTTCAAATGCAACAACACCCTCATCAATAGTTGCTTCTTCAACTGTAAGATTACTCTGTAAATTTTTACCAGCACCCCTAACTGCATCAAATAATCTATGATTATAAGCTGTACTTCTACACTTTAACCAAGAAAAATCTGGTTGAAAATTCATTCCTGTTACAGATTGTGTACCACCATCTCCTGTATAAAGTTTAGTATTAAAATATTCTGTGGGTTTATTTATCTGTGCCATAATTAATCATACTCCTGTGCATTAATTGATTTAGTACATAATGCTTTATACCCTGTAGGAACTGAATATTCAAAGATACCTATTCCATCATCTGGGTTTTCTGCTGATGATACAGCAGTTGTTCCGAAATATCCATTACCGAAGTTAAAATACATTGTTCTTGTTGTAGATGAACCACCTTGTTGTCCAGCAAAAAAATAAGTTGTGTTTGATGAAAAATAAGATGATAGTTGTACTCCACCAGTACCAGAACCACCACTTGTTGGATCGCCACTATTTTGCCATGTTCCATTAATTCCAAAATAAACATAACCATTATCTAAATCTAAAGCTACTTGAACTAAATCATTTGCTACTGCTGTTCCCCAAGTGCCACTTATTGTTGAACCACCTCTATAAACATCAGAATCAATATACATTAAAGCATTATTTGAACTTGATAATCCACTTGTTCCTGTATTAATATATTCATTATTTTCATCAACAATACCAAACCCATTAAAATTAGCACCATTTTCTCCAATTTTTGCTTCCATATAATATTTTCCTGAACTCATACCTAATGTACTTATAATATTATTAGGATTTGTTTGACCAGCAGAATTATGTGTTGTGTTTCCATTTAATAATGTTGCTTTTCTATTAACTAAAGCATTCAATGTAGCAAAAACATTACTAGGGGTATCAATCG